CGTCCCCATCGTGAGCCCCTGGCAGGAAGGCACCGCCTACAGCCGGGAGGAGACCGCCCCCGCCGAGTACGGCGACTACCTCGCCACGTCGAACTACGTGTACTCCTGCGCCTGGCTCCGCGCGAAAACGTTGGGGGTGGTGCCGTGGCAGGGGTTCAACCGGAAAGGCGAAGACGACCCCAACCAGCCGCTCCGTCAACTGCTGGACCGGCCGAACCCGTTCACCACCGGATTGAAGTTCCGGGTCGCCATCGAGTTGTGCCTATCCATATGGGGCGAAGCGGTCATCCTGTTGGAACGCGGCTCCCCGACCCCGCGGACACCGCCCCGCGAGATGTGGTGGGTGAAACCCACCCTCGTGCGAGCCGTCACCCACCGCACGGACTTCCTGACCGGGTACATGTTCCAGCCGCCCGGCGGCGGCCAGCCCATCCCCCTGCGGCCGGACGAGGTGTGGCACATGTACTACCCGAACCCGAACGACCCGTACGCGTCGCTGCCGCCGGTCGCCGCGGTCCGTCTGGCCGCGGATGTGGCTGCCCAGTCGATGAAGGCGAACAACCAGCTGTTCAAGCAGGGCATGATGAGCCCGGTCATCGCCTCCCCCATGACGGCGGAGCAGTCGTTCACCCCGGAGCAGGCGAAAGAGCTTGAGGCCCTGTTCGCCAGTCACTTCTCCGGCACGCAGAACGCGCACCGCTGGCAGGTGCTCCGCTACCAGTTGCAGTTGAAGGACATGGGGGTGACCCCGAAGGACGCCGAGTTCATCCAAGGCCTGAACATCAGCTTCCGGCAGGTGTGCCGGGGCATGGGCGTCCCCTCCCCCCTCCTCAACGACTCCGAGTACGCGACGCTCGCCAACCTGACCGTGTACGACAGGGCGCTGTGGGAGCACACGATGCAGTTCGAATCCGACTTCGTCTCCGCCGAAGCCACCCTGCACCTGTGCCCATCGTTCCCCACCGCGTCCAAAGTCGGCTTGGACCTGTCGGACGTGGTCGCGTTGCAGGAGGACGAGCAGGTGAAATGGGGGAGGGAGAAAGACCAGATCGACCGGGGCGCGATCACCATCAACGAATGGCGCACCGATCAGGGGATGGACCCGGTTCCGTGGGGTGACGCCTGGTGGGCGCCCATCAACCTCGCCCCGATCGGCGATGAGACTTCACAGCCGCCGGGCCGGCCCGCCACCGCGGCCCTCACCCTCTCCGCCGCGGTGCGGGCTACCCGGCCTCGCCTCCCCCGCCTCGAACTGGCACGGGTGGAGGACGCGTTGCGCGACGACGTGAAAGGGCTGATGCTCCGCCAGCAGGACTCCATCATCCGCCTGCTCAAACAGCAGCCCCAGGGCCGCTCCGCCGCCGAAGCCGCGGAAGCACCATTCGACCTGGCCCGCTGGATCGAACGCACCCGCGCCGCCTGCCACGCCCGCTTCGTCGCCGCCACCGAACTGTCCATGATCTCCGAAGCCCGCCTGCTGGACATGTCCCCGGCGCAGATCGCCGAACTCCTCAAAGACCGCGCCGTCCGCGCCGCGGTGGAAGGCAACGTGCAGCAGTTCGCGCAGCGGATCACGACCACCACCTACAACCAGGTGAAAGACCAGCTCTCCCAAGCCCTGCGGCTCGGTGAAAGCCTGGATCAGATGGCCGACCGTGTCGCGCACGTGATGGGCATCCGCGTCGAAGAGGCCCGGCGCATAGCGCAGTCGGAGGTGACCCGTTCGCAGACGACCGGGCAGATGGCCGCCTACACCGCCGCCGGCGTCCTCTACAAAGGCTGGGCGACCGCCCAGGACGATCAGGTGCGGGAAGCCCACGCCGTGTTGGAGGGGACGATCATCCCGGTCGCCGACATGTTCACCACCGCCGGGGCGTCCGCGTACGGGCCGGGCGGCTTCGGCGTCCCTGAATTGGACTGCAACTGCCGCTGCTGGCTGGAACCTGTAGAGGAGACCTGATGGCCGATATTGAAGTGACGGTGACGCATGAGGTGGCTCCCGGGTCGGAGGCCGTCATCGTCAGGGTGTACGCACCCGGTTACACCTGTCCTGATATGGCTGCCGTGGCGCGCGAGGTCAAGGCAGCTATCAGAAGGATGAACCTGTTGATGCCAATGAGGAGTACCTGATGGAGCATGTGAACCACTTCCGCGCCTTCTACGAGCGCACCCTGCCGGACGGGACGTTGGAGTTCGTCGCCACCACCGCCGGCACCAAGAGGGACGGTCTGTCCTTGGACATGCGTGGCGCCCAGTTGGAGAACTATCTGGCGAACCCGGTGTTCCTGTGGGCACATGACTACATGGGTCAGCGGTTGCCGATCGGCCGGGCCACCAAAGTACGCCCGATGGCGAAAGAGCTGCGGGCGACGATGGAGTTCGACCTGGGGGACCCGTTCGCCGCCGAGGTGAAACGCAAGTACGAGGGCGGGTTCCTGAACGCGGTGTCGGTCGGCTGGATCGACCTGGACACCAGCACCGACGGGCGGACGGTGACCAAGTGGGAGCTGCTCGACATCTCCGCGGTGCCCGTGCCGGGCGACCCGCAAGCGCTGTTGAAGCGGGAGTACGCGCTGATGCGCTCCCTCGTCGAGGAGGAGCCGGACGACGGCTCGACTACCGACGCCGCGGGACTGGTCATCAACATGAACGGCGCCGTCGGTGATCCCAAGGGCCTTGCCGACGCGGTACAAGATGCGCTAGCAAGAGGCGGACTGGTCCGCGGCCGTAAGGCGATCCCTCCGCACACGACCGGCAAAGCCGACGAGGACGCGAAGTGGGATGGTCCCGCCGCCGTCGCCGCCTGCCCCGCGGAGGAGGATGCGCTGCGCCGGATGCACGCCTGGGTAGACCCCGACGGTGACCCGGCGGCGAAGCAGTCGTACAAGCTTCCCCACCATCAGCCCGAAGGTGATGTAGTGTGGGGGGGAGTGGCGGCCGCGATGGCTCGACTACTCCAGGGCGGCACACAGATTCCCGACGGGGATCGCCGGGGAGTCTGGAACCACCTGGAACGGCACTACCAGCAGTTCGATAAGGAAGCGCCGGAGTTGAGGAGCCTCGCCGAGTTCGGCCCCCGCCTGACCCAAGGTGCCCTCCCTAACGGGGAGTGGGAGCACTACCGGGCCGAACTAGCCGACGCCGTCCTGGCCGCTTCGGACGTGCTGGTGGACGCTGTTGCCCAACTGAAAGCCGCCACTATCCCACCGGAACCACCCGCAGAACCCTCCCTGGGTGACGCTCTGGCTGAGGTGGCAGACGCGTTGAAGGAGATCAGACCATGACCATGACCCCCGAAGAGGCCGCCCTCCTCAAGGACATCAAGGAGCGGGTCGAAGCTGTCGGCCAGAGTGTGTCCGACGAAGCGTTGGAGGCCCGCATCACCGCCGCCGTGGACGGCGCCGTCGGTAAGCCCGAGTTTGCCCGGCGTGCCCTATTCGGCTCAGACAAGCTCACAGGCTCCAAGTTCGGCCGTCAAGGCTTCGGTGTCGCCGACATCGAATTCCTCCACGGCGTGTTGACCGCCTCCGGCAAGACCGTCAGCCCGGACCTGGACAACGCGGTGAAGGCCCTGTCCGAGGGCCGCTACGTGGACGCGGTCACGTCGAAGGCGGCGGACATGGCCGCAGTCGACACCCTGTTCGCCAAGGGCCGCATGGACCCGGCCGGCTACCAGCGGGCCATCCGCGCCGTCGAAGACACCCACACGAGGGCGATGGACACCGCCGAATCCAATTACGGCTCCCAGCTGATCGGCGCCCAGTACGTCGGTGAGCTGTGGGCCGGAGCCGCCGCCCAATCACGGGGGTTCGGTCTGCTGCCC